AATGCTCGGTTATCCTGCATACGGTAAATTCGGACAGGGTGTGAATCAGCGGGAAGGCTACAAGCCCGAACCGGAAGCCTTCACCATAGACAAGAAGGGCAGGAGAAAGGGAATACCGAAAACCGTTCACCTACCAGCGTCAATTCAGCGAAGGGTCATTCCAATTCAAACCCCTGCTGGCGTGTGCTATATGCTCGGATGGGTAGCGGTTCACGACATCAACGGATTGGCTCGCGGCATTGAATCAACGAGCCTTGATTCTGTGGCGTTGATGATGTCCATTATTCGTCATCAATTAGATGCAGGAAACGAAAAGGCGCAAGCGGGTTCAAACCTGCTTGACGCTATCAGTAATCTGACCGATTACTGATTCTAAAATTCGGGTGGCCGTAGGCGGAAAACCTGCGGCCACCCACCATTCATTCTTGAATCAGAATCAAACGTGAGAGTTAGCGTCTGCTAATTCATTTCACGAGTTATGATTTTACAATAGATTCAAGGATTCTGATTTGACCTTGATTTGGCGGTCGGTGGGTGCGGTCGCTCTTGCCGTTTCTGATACCGTAGCGTCAAGCCTAACGCGACAAAAGGGCTTTGATGACGCAAAGCCCCACTTGAAGACCCCCTGCTTTCCTGCGCGATAATTTTAGCCGCCAAATATTAGAGCGGTGCGGCGGTGTATGTTGGCTACCCCCACGCGAAATTTTTTACAAAATTTTTAAAAATCACTTTTGCTCATCTGTGTTTGAGCCGACTCCCTCATTCCCCTCGTTGGCTCGCCATTGAAGTCTTTGGTGCTTGTTGCGTGTTTCAAGTGGTAATTTACTTCGTAGTAATGCGAATCTCACGGCTTCCGGTCGGAAATGCCCCCAATACTTCGGAATGTTTTTGCTGATTTCATCGGAGATTTCTCGCGCTAATCGCCATTCCTTGAAGTAGCCCTCGTCAAAGAGTCTTCTTACTGCTTCGTTTGCTAATTGTTTTCTTGTCTTTGGTCCGAATTTTGTTCTCATCTATTAATCACCTTTCCGCCTATACCTTTTGAGCCTCGATTTATTTTAGAGCCACTACCGCCGAGCCATTCTCCGGCTTCTGCCTTCTTCATAATAACGGGCATTTCAAATCCCTTCGCTGTGAATTGGTCTATTGCGTGTGCAAAAGCCATTACACAATCGTTATGTTTTCCTAAGTCTTCTATGAGGCCGTTTTTCCATGCGTGTGTTTCTAATTCGTCAAAAAGAGTATTTACCTGCATTCGTGTGTTGTGGTCGCCGTATGGGAATATAATTAACTCGCGCTCAAACCAAACACGAAGTCTATTGAGTATTCCCTGCTTTAGTGTGCGGTTGCTAACTTTGCTACCGCGATAATCCACATTTGCATTTTTTTGCTCAATAAGACTCTTGTATAATTGTTGGAAGCCTACATCTTCGGATGCGAAGGCAGGATAACCATATTTCTTATTCCATTCGATAATCATGTCTGTCTGTCTATCCGGTGGAAAATCATTACGCCGCCACATATTTACAAAGTGAATAAAGCCCTCTTGGTCTTGCTTAAGGACAATCATAACTGAAAAGTCTTTTCCTAAACCATGTGCGGGGTCAAACCCAATACTATATTTGCAGTTATCATCCTTTTCCGTTTGGAATACCGCTTCCATGTTGAGATGTTTTCTTACTAACTCTCTCGGATATACTGCGGCTTCGTCATCAATAACCCTGCACAAATACTCCTGCACGAAAGCCAATTCACCCATACCTTCTCGTTGCTCAAGAAGATAAGCCGCACTTCGATATTCTTCCCAAAGCACTTCGGGTTTTATCTCGCCATCACTTGCTCGCCATTCGTCATAGTTAGTGATAGCGGAATACACGGCTGATTTCCAAACAGGGTTGTCTAACATTTCCGTGTGGTATAAATCAACCATACTCATTGGCGTTCCCACGCAGTAAAACCACGAATCGGGGCTTAACATAGGAATGATTGCTTTCTTATACCATGATTGCAGGGTTTTAGGGTTGGTGTCGTCTGAATCAACCAACACATCGTCAAATGCTACACAAGCGGGGTGCGCCCCACGAATCGCAGAACCAACAGATGTAGCACGAATCCATGCGCCGTTGGTGAAATGTAATTCTAATTTGTTGCCCTTAGAGGGGCTAATGTATTTTCTTAACTGTGGGTGCTTCTTTAGGTCGGCTCGTATTTCCTCAAGTCTTTGTGCGGCAGTATCTTTACTCGCTGAGATAAGCCAACAGGTAAAGGGCGAACCATCACCCTTCTTTTCAAAGAGGCATTGGTGCAATAACTTAACACGAAGGGTTGTTGATTTGGAATGGTCGCGTGGTGCGATAATACAGACACGATGAACGGATGCGCCTTTTCTATCGGAATATAGGTCCATCCATTCTCCGATGTGCTTACCCCATGTGTAGCCGAGCCACTTATAGAAATAGGCAATATCTTTCCTACTTCTTTCCATAGAAAAGTTAGTATTACTCATCCTTTACCACCGGTATGAAGAAGTTACCCACTACACCGAGAGTCTTGTCTATCATGTGGCCGCACAGACCTTTGCGTTCCATAACATAGCCGGAACGAGCGTGGTATCTGTCGTGGCCGCTAAGACTCGGCAATTGAATTACGGTAGCACCGTTTGTGTCGGCAATCTTAAGATGATGTAAATGTCCGTGAAACCATACATGATTACGGCATTCACCCCATGCCTCTCTTTGTTCGTTAGACATAATAGCAGGTAGTGTGTTAAGCCGAACCTTATCACCGTGAGTAAAACCGAGCAGGTTGTCGCCATATTGCACATATTGTCGTGATTGAGGACTGATTACTACTGATACATCTTCGCATTGTTCGTATGCCGCTTCAAGATACATCATAAGCATAAGAGAAGTATGCCTGTCGTGATTACCGGCCATAAGGACTACATCAACGGGTGCTACCTTTCTTAGCATATCAATGTGCTGACGAGCCAAAGCACAACCCTTCATCAAGATTTCAGCAGGTGTCGCATCGGTATCTTGCGGTGTGCCTTTGGTTGTAGTGCTATTGTCGTTATCAACATGAAACCAATCGCTACCGGCAGTTAGGATTATTTTTTCCGGCAGGTGTGGTAGTCGAGTTAGTAATGCTTCGGTGCTTGCGATAAGTCGTTCTTTAGCAATATTCATGTCGTATTCTTCTCCGACTTCATCCTTCCAACCGTATTTTCCAAAGTGAAGGTCGGTTGGGGATAAAACAAGAGCATATTCGTGTGCCGCCTTAGTCTTAGGTTTTTTAGCCGTTGATTTAATCTTCGGCACAAGGGTTTGGAAATCGTTATAGATAGTATGCTTAAACTCTCTCCATGCTGTTGCATCGGCCTCTAAATCCTTTTTCAATTGTTTTTGTGCTTTTAGGACTACTTCCTGTCGCTTGATTGAAAGGTAGTCTTGAACAAGACTTGATGTGTCCTTCAAAGTAATTTCTTCATCGGTCAAAGGATTCATGGTGTGCTTCCAATTGTATGCGCGTATATACGCAGACATTGTAATGTTATCCATTTCATACTCAGCGCACATTTCATCAATGGTTAAACCGCCGCCTTCATTAGAATAAGAGCGGCGCATATTCCTGTGGTCTTCACCACTAATGACTAATATGTTATCAATATGAGATAAGAAGGTCAAGTATTGGTCTTTGCCTTCGTCATAGTATGTATGTATTGTTTCATCAGAAGATTGCTTGTATGGATTAGCCTTGCGATACCTGCCGACTTTAATACGCCAAGAGTCAATAGAACGTCTTGGTTCTAATTCGTTCAAAAATACTGCAAATTCTTTATCGTTTGCGAATCCTTTGTTTATGTGTTGGGCGATAAGGTCTTCTCCACCGTGATAGCGTTTCCCCATGAAACTAACGATGTTCGGGTATTTATTAAAGGTTGGGTTATATTGTAATTTAATTTAATGTTTTTTTACTCGTCAGAAAAAATAAACGGGGCGCAGTAAAACGATTATCGTTATTCTTTTTTTTCTTCAAAGAGATAGATGATTCCCCTTAACCCCTATAACTGCCTTTGAAGAAATAAAATAAATAACCAATAAATCCGCAGTAAAGCGTTTTATTCTTTCTAAAAGCCGCAAAAACATAAAAATAATTAAAACCAACATTTATACGATAGGCGACACACCTTGTAAATATGGCTGATGAGCGAAGGCGTTTTCCCTTCTTCCGCTCTTTTCAGAAGAAAGAGTCGGTAGTAGCAGAAACAAAGAGATTACCCACTAACAAATCGTTTTCTGTGGCGGCAGGAATACCGGATATTGTCCGAGATACAGAAAAAATAAGAACCGATAGTAATTTTGATAACGAATTTGACTTGTATGATTCGATGTTGAAGTTAGACCCCGAATTGAACGGTGCGGTTCGTGCAGTATCGCTAACTGCAAACAATTACGAAATCAATTATTCACGCGGCAAAAACGCTCGCATCCGAAATGCAATTAGAGAATTAGTCGAAGAAAGCGATTTAGACTTCGATGATTTCCTAATTAACGCTATGCGTGGCCTCATGGTGTATGGGAACGACATAAATAAAATTGTAGGCCGAGCCGGAGTCGGTATCACAAACCTACAAAGCCTACCCGTAAAACAAGTTACAATTGTTGATGAGCGCGGCGGGCTTGGCTCTTACTTCGTAGCCGATGAAGACACGCCGATAACAAGAGCCGTAACATATATGCTACGCGAAACAAAACTTACAGAAGCAGAATTTCCTGCAAACGAAATTATGCACATACGAATTGATTATCGCAGTAATTGGTTTGTTGATAACAAAGGTCGTAAAACCTACGGTATATGGGGCGCATCCCGATTTACTTCTCTAAAGCAAGCAATACGCATGAAGTATAACACGATGAATAACAGGCTATCTCTTGAAGACGCTATGACTAAGCAGTATGTAACAATAGACAAGTCTGCTATTGAGCATATCCAAGACCCTGCCGAGCAACAGGAAAGGCTAATTCACATTATGGATGAAGTTATCTCGCTGTTTGAGGGTCTGCGTGGCGACCAAATACCTGTCCTACCGCATTATGTTCAATTGCACCATGTTAATTTGGAAAACACCATACCAAACAGTAATGAATTTCTCGATGCAGTAAATGGTGATATTGCCGCCGTTCTGCAAGTGCCGAGAGTAGCCGCAGGTCAAGAGCGCGGTTCAACCTTTGCCGCTACATACAACGCAAACCTATGGGCCGTTGGTGCTATATCCCGTATGCACCGCATACTTTCAGATGCAGTTATGGGGTTATTCTCGCTACATCTTGAATTGTTAGGAATTGAACACCGCAAGCAAGACCTACCAACAATTATCTTTGACGCTATGGACACAGAAACACCTCTTAACACAATGCAAAGAGTATCGTTGGGTTATCAGTCCGGCATTCTCACATTAAATCAATCGTTAGAAATTCTTAACCTACCAAGCGCAGGTCGAAGTGGTGAACAAAGAAAAGATGGTTCAGTAGGAACGGGTGAATTGCCGAGAGAAAATTCACAAGAAGGACCTTCTGATGTTATGGAATAATCTTTTGCTACCACTAATACCTTTTCTTTACGGGTTAATTTTAGTGTTAATTGTTGAAATATTGATAAGTCAAGCGAAGGCTTGGAGTCTTATGGGCCGAATGAAAATGAGTAACCCTAACGAGTATCTAATGCTCGCATTTGGTTTTATGGTTGTTATCATGTGGGTTATGATAGCCGCTACTGCTTCGTATTTTTCTATTGTCGAAGAAAGAGATATAAGCGACAGCCAATTAACAGTTATCGGTCTTCTCGGTGGTCCAGCACTACTAATTATTACATCAGTCCTTGACCTTTTCAAGAGCAAAGAAGGTGCTAAGATTAACATTTTGCCCGACCAACTCGCAAGTGATGTAACTTCTGCCGAAGCCATTGAAGGCCACACAAGAATGCTTGAAGAATTGAAGTTAAAGCATGACCTTGATTTAGAAAAGATGCAAAAACAACACTCCCTCGACATGGAAGCCTTCCAAATCACAGGCAGTAAAAAAGGCGGTAAGTAATGTATGGATTCTTCTTATTTCTCGGAGTCTTTGGATTCATCTCATACTATGTCGAGCGTTGCCTCAAGAGGCGCGGTTGGTGAAAGACAATTTAGCAAAACAAAAAAATTTGTGGATTTCATAGATGAATTGTTTGGTGATGAATAGTGCCTACAAGAAAAATGACTGAAAAACGCTCAGATTTTATGAGTCGTTGTATGTCTGATGATAAAATGAATAAAGAATTTCCTAATTCAAGCCAGCGTTATGCTGTATGCAACAGATACGCAGATAAGCCGGAATAATTTAATAAATCACTATTTTTAAGGCGAGGCCAATGTCTTGCGGTTGCGGGTGCGGCGGGGAAGTAGTCGCCTATGAAGATTGGGAAGAAATAGATGTTGAAGCGGCAGAATATCAAGGCCGTTCAGTAACTCTAAACAAACCGTTCCGAACACAGGGCGGTCCTAAGAAATTTGGTGTCTATACGAAAAATGAAAAGGGTAATGTCGTTCTTGTAAGATTTGGCGACCCTAATATGGAAATTAAAAGAGATGACCCGCAACGCAGAAAAAATTTCCGCTCACGACATAACTGTGATTCTCCCGGTCCAAAATGGAAGGCTCGCTATTGGTCTTGCAGACAATGGCGCGGTGGTAAAAAGGTTGAAGCCGAAGACGGCAACCCTTGTGGTTGCGGTTGTAATGAAGACGAATCTGTTGAAGCAAAAAGCGCAGACGACCCATGCACAGAAGGCTACGAGCAATACGGCATGAAAACAAAAAATGGTCGCCGTGTGCCTAATTGTATTCCTATTAAGCAAGAAAGCAAAGAGGCGGCACAACCAACCCCCAAAGAAAGCGAATCACATGAAGAATTTATGAGCCGGTGTAGGGCTATGGGTTATTCGGAAGCGGAATGTATGGCGGCACACGAAGGACATGAATTTGAAGTCGAAGGTTATCACCACGATAAAGAAAAATATGCTTCTCAAACCTGCGGTGTTGGTGAAGAATTGATTGATGGCGAATGCCGAAAAGTCGCAGTAACTCTTGAATTAGAAATCGGAAAGGCCGAAGCAATACTTGAGGCCACCACAGGAAAAACCGTTATTGAAATTAGAGGGATAGCATTCCATGAGGGCATGAATAAAAACAAATGGTCCTTAACAAAAGAGGGCGCACAATTTGTTGCCGAGCAAATGGTTGATTCCGATTTAACACTTAACCACCCGAAGGCTACGGCTGGCGGTGGCTTTTCTCGTAATATGAAAGGCGACATAGATGAAGCCATTGTAGGATATATTACAGAAGCAACCTTTGAAGAAAGAGAAGAAGGTTACATTGTTAGATATGCCGCTCATGTTGTGAGAACAGAATTGTTTGAAGCATTAGAATCCGGCCTTTGGCTAAGAGCAGGGTATGGCGTAAGTATTGGTGGGTCGGGTGTGCCTGTAAAGGCAGACGATGATGGTTTAGTCTTTGGGGAAGATTTTACCTTCGACCATTTGGCTATCGTGCATAGACCGGCATACAATGAAGCCAACATAGAAAGCGTAAAAAGGGTTGAAGCACAGACAAGTATTAAATATCACCCCGTATCTGAGGCAGACCAACAATCGGTGAAGATTATGACTGATGAGATTATTGAAGATACAAACGAAATGGAAGCCCTCGCTTCTCAAATCGAAGAATTGAAGGCTCAAGTCGTTCTTGCTAATAGTCGCGTTGCTGAATTTGAGGCCGCAGACGAAGCAAGAGCAGAAGATGAGCGACAGGTTCTCGTAACTGAGGCAAGCGAAATGGGTATGAAGGGCCACGAAGACCTTTCAACTGAAACGCTAAGAGGCTTGATTGCTTCGTGGGTTGAGGCACACCCAACCCCCGAACCTGTTGAAATGAAGCCTGTTGAAGAAGCCGTTGCTTCTGAGGCAGTAGTCGAAGCATCAGCACCAGCCTCAACCGCAGTAGTAGCAAACTACCTAAACGGAAAATTGGTTGAAACCGATGAAAACCTATACGAGAAGGCATGGAACGCATGGGCTTCCGCATGGAACAACACACTCGCCCGCAACGAAAAGGATGATATGCGAGCGGCAAAATACTCAGAAATAAAGGAGATGATTTAAGATGGCTTACGGAGAAGGCGCAGACCCACGAAATGCAACACTAAAGGATGCGACCACAGTTAGTGGTCCGGGCTACCTTTTGACTAACGACAGCACTAACAACAAGTTAGACCTAACTGCGGTAACTGAAATCGCAATTGGTGTATCTGTTGGCGAGTCCAGCCGAGATGCAAACCAAGTTTATGAAACAACCGGTGCTACTGTATCTTATTACCCATTGGGCGGTGTCCTAATGGTTGCCTGTGAAGCCTCACAGACTTTTACTACCGGCGCAACCGTCTATGTTGGCGGAAGCGGCCTCGCTACTGCAACCGCAGGTTCTAACAAGAAACTCGGACTTTATGTCGGAGAAGGAGTAACCACAGGTTCAAGTGCTGGTAACTTAGTGCCGGTTATGACCGCAGGAGCGGCAATTGCTTGAAGGAGATGATGAAAGATGGCGCAAAGTTTAGAAGATATATTGAATGTTGAAGCGGCGGCAGGACCGTTCTCCACCGGAGATTCGGTTCTTGAGCAGACACTAAGGGATTTTATCCAACTACAGTCCACTACTATTGCAGTAGGAACGAATGTTGTTGGAACACGCTCAGTCGGATGGCTTGAGTTTAAGTGGTTCACAGGTGCGACAGGTTCGTTCTCATACCCATTGGATGATAACGCAACCACAGACCCAACCAAGATTGGAACAGAAAATTACACCGTTAAGTTAGAGAAAGGACAGGGCCGATGCACTTTCCTTGACTCCGTAAGACTACGCGGTGAGTCTTTTGAGAACATTGACCGACAACAACTCGGAATTATCCAAGCAAGAGCAGACAAGATAGATAACCATATCCTATCCACACTCTATGCAGGTGCAGGACAGACAAAGGCCGCAACTTCGACCTTTGGTTCAGCCGCCGCAGACGAGGAACAGGACATCTTAGAGGCTATGGACCTTATCTTTGCTAACGCAAGAGTTAGCGGTGATGAGCCACTTGCTCTAATCCTACCGGCAGACAAGAGAAGTGTTATGATGAACACTCAACTATACGGTAACGTAGTTGAGTCGCTACAATCCCACTTGGGCCGTGTTGCTAACCTAACAATTTACTACACCCGCGATTACGGTTCATCCGGTGCAATCGGAAACGATGCACTACTTCTAATTCCGGGTGCTGAAACTGCTGAGTTCTTCCAATACAACGGACCGGGATTCCAAGAAACCGAATTGACTCGACTACCGGGTGTTGGCTACGATTGGCTACTAACTTCCTTCATGGGAAGCGTAGTGCATGAGCATCAAGACGGCGCGGCAAGCGGCACTTCAAACAGGATTGTTAAGATAACAGGTGTAAGGGCATAATCGAGGTGATTGAGGATGCCTCAGAACCGTAAAATGCAAAATCTCCTAACAGGAGTAATGCCTAAGAGAAGCGACACAGGCGGCACAAGCGGCCTAATCCCTCTTTTGTATGTATTTACAACTGATGGTGCGGCTACTGAAAGCGAGTCTGTTGTCGTGGATAGAGCAATCCGTGTTGTTGATGCACACGCAGTATTGAAGGGTGCGGGAACAACAAGCGATACTTACCAAATTTTTAACGGCTCAGACGCTATTAGTGATGCAGTATCTATTGCATCTGCTGGCGATAAAGATGTTGTTAGAATTGGCGAGATTGATGACGCATACCATGAAGTCGCCGCAGGTGGAACACTCAAGGTAACCGCAACTGATGGTGGCGGCACAGATGTTCCCGCTTTGGTAGTATATGTTCTTGCCTACGCTATCGCGTGAGGTGAAGGACATGGATTTGCTTAAAGAAATCTGCGAAGAATTAGGGCGCGAATGCCCCGATGAATTGCCCGATGTATTGGTAAATGTTCAATCTGATTACAAAATCAGAAGGTGGGTTATCCGCAACTGTGCGGTAGCCGAAGTAAAAAAGACAAAGGAAGTGAAAGTGAATGTCGAAGAAAAGCCAACAAAAGCCACCAACAAAAGCAAAGTTAGTATCTCAATTGAAGAAGAATGAGATACCTGTTCCCGAATCAGCAGACAAGGCTGATATGGAACACAGGCTTAAGCATTGGGTTGGTGGAAAGGGTTTTTTAGTTCGCTTAGTTAAATCTTCTCAAGGCAGACCCGACCACCCTGTTAGTCTTTTGACTGATAGAAAAACAATATATTGGATTCCTAACAGCGACATGGCTAAAAAGATTATAGAGTCTAAAATTGTATTTGTTATGGGTCGCTCGGAGAAACCTTCATCAGACACTACATTTCTTGATGTGCCGTTGGACTACGACATGAGGTTTGCATAATGGGCTTCGTAATGGGAGATTTGGTTATTGAAGACGGCGATACCCTCTTTGATACGCAAATTACAGTAAATACTATTCGCAATCTCCTTAACAGACCGAGAGGTTTGAATAGCGGAACAGTTATTGAATATGTTAATCTTCGTAATTCACAGGTAACAAAAAAGACGCGACAGGCAAATTATGTCGGAGTAACTTCGACAAATGCGCCTTCGACAACAGACATAGAGAATGCTATAAAATTGCTTGTATGTGTTGATTGTCTTCGCGTTCTCATTGATACTATACCTGCCGTTGTGCCGGAAAAAGAACAGGGAGTATCAGATATTAGATTTAACAAACAATTGGCTTCGTTTGAAAAACAAGCGGAAGAAGCATTGAGTTTAATTGAAGAAAAAGGCGGAACGGCATTCTCGGTAAAGAAGACTGATTCCCGAATAAGCGGAACAACAAGTAGTCAATTATCCGGTTCGTTGCACCCAACGAAATGAGGGATAATTAATGGCTACAATTAAATGGGAAGGCGGCTTATCAACAGATGCAAGCGTGGCCGCAAATTGGGCGGGCGGTTCACTTCCTACATCTTCTGATGTAGTATCGTTTAGCGGTTCAGTATCTAATGCTTGCGATATGACTAATTTAGGCGCAGAAACCTATCAAAAAATAACGGTTAATTCTGATTATGACTCGACTGTTACATTTTCATCTCAAACAATAACATTAACAGATGGTGTCGGCCTTGAAATATACAAAGCAGGTGTTTTTGATTGCGGCTCAAATGTAGTTTTTGATTTTACAGGAACGCCGACAGGAAACGCATACAATTCAGATGGAACAACAACAGGCCAACCACTATACACAATAAAAATAGACAGTAGTAATGATACTAATTTAGATACTTCACCAACAGGTGTGTTTATAGATGAAACCGATAGGTCTAATACAACATTTGTTTTCAAAAATAGTAGTGCAACTTTAAAAATGTATTTAATGGATGGTGTTTATCCTAATGTTACATTTGAGCCTACTGCGGCTACAACTTTTGATACAAGAAACGCTTTTGATACATATACCGCATCAGATATAAACACATTATCTAAAATGAATGAATATGGAAAAGTAAATATGTTAAATTTTACAGTTACAGACACAGATATTACAGTAAGTGCCGGAAGTAAAAATTACGATGACCTAAATAAAATTTTCAAAATAAAAGGTTCAATTGCTACTATTGGTGCTAACACTTTTGATTGGGGATATGCTACTCTTGAATTAGAACCTACTACAAATTCCACAATACCATGCACCGGTAGCACAACACATGGTTCGGGTTTTTTCAAAGCACACTATCATAAATTGGTAATAGAAGAATCAGCAAGTAATTCTTATTATTATTTATTAGAAACAAACCTGCGCTTAAATTGTAATGAGTTAGTAGTTAATGGAAGGCTTTATGGTAATAGCGATTACAATTCTTCTGCCGATACAACAGCAGAAATACACACAGTAAAAAGCCCTACAATAAATGGTGATTGGAATTTTCAACAAATATCAGATGGTATTTATCGAGCAAGAGGAACGCTTGAATTAAGCCCTGTTGCATACGGTGGAACAGGAAGAAGATTTCTTACAAGCAATAATATTCTTTACGGGCAAGGTTCAAGTCAAGTAGGTTTAGATACAGACTTTACATACGACCCCGCAGAAAAGTTCCTTGAAGTCGAGAAGGTGAAATCACACATTGTTATTCAAGTA